TTGGCCGCGCAGAACTTGAATCACGGACTGGCGAAGCGGGGTAGCGACGGACACCGGGCTAACCTGTTGTTCCATGAGAACGGACAGTTGATTCTCCGGGCTCTGACCACGGAAGTCTATCAGAGGGTCTGGAATCACGAGATGATAACGTTTCTGATGCGACTCCGGGATGAACAGGGGTGGAGGGTTCCGCCTGCGCGTCCGGCTCATGCGAATCAGCCGGGGACGCGGGTAGCAACCGAAGAGGATGTGTTGAGAGATAGAGGGTCGAGCTTTGGGTTGTCCGTTCAGGTCGGGGATATGATTGCTCCGGCAGGGCTGTACGCCAGCGATCACGATATGTTTGCGTTCATGATCAACGAGGATGTCGTGATCGACGACGGGAGTCCGGGCGGGTTGATCAGGGGATTCTTCTTGCGCGGGTCGGAAGTTGGTGATTGCTCGGTGTGGTTTACCGGATTTAAGATGCGGCACACATGCGGGAACCACATTTGTTGGGGCGTTACTGATCTGCTGGAAGTGAAGATTCGACATACCGGCGACGTGCGGAGAGTAATGGAGCAAGAGGCTCCGGCGAAGCTCAAGCAGTATGCGATAGCGAGCGCCGCCGAAGAGCAGAATCAAATCAACGCGGCCCGCAAGAAACAGCTTGGAACAAGCAAAGAGGCCGTGATTGATATGGTCGTCAAAACCAAAATCCCGGAGTTGTCCAAGCGCCGGGTAACGCAAGCATACGAGCTTGCTGAACAACACTGTGATACCGATGGGAGCCCAAGAACGGTTTACGGGATGGTGAACGGGCTCACGCGGTTGTCGCAGGAAACAGCTTACGCGGATCAACGGAACGCACTGGACCGGGCCTCTGGTAAGCTTATGAAGATAGCTTTCTGAGATTGGCGACTGGGCGGTCTTCGGGCCGTCCCGTCACGTCAACGTGACTTTATGAGTACGAATCCAAGTTTGATTACGGTATCACGGACGGAAGCAGCGAGAATTATCGGCTGCACGCCCGCGCATATCGATCATCTGTGCAAGCATGGCTCGTTGGTGAACGTGGGTAAGGAAGGAAGGTATGCCCGCCCAAGATTCCTGCGGGCGCAGGTAGAGAGACTGAAAGACCCGAACAATAGACCGCGCATGGGCAGACCGACCGGAAGGAAGGATTCAAAGCGGTTTGCGGTTCGAGGAAGGCCGCGAACAAAATGAGCGAGAGGTTAACGATTACAGTTCCCCTTGATTATCGCCAGCCGCTTAGGATCGAGCGAGTTGATGGTACAGTAGAAGAGGCGGAGCATCTACCGTATCTGACGATTCTCGATGCGTTGCGCGACGCCTTGGATGTAAGGCTTGATAGGTTGAACAGGAGCCAAACGAATGGAAGATCGGCAGCAGCTTCTTCTGGTATACCGACCGCTGAACGAGTTGCTTAAGAGTAGGTGGGCGCAGAACGCAAAGCGGCACGATATCGAACAGGTGGCGCGAGCAATTCAGCGCTATGGATTCCGTGATCCTGTGGCTATTGATGAGAATATCGGGATTGCCGAGGGGAACGGCAGAACTGAGGCGCTTGGATTAATGAAGGAACGCGGCTTGGAGGCTCCGAGGGGGATTGTAGTAGAAGACGGGGAATGGCTGGTGCCTACGCTGATTGGGATGGACGCTGTTAGCGAGGCGGAGGCTAAAGCTTACGCCGTGGATCATAACAACCTTACACTCGGAGGCGGCTCATTCTTGGCTCAAGACGTGTTGCGGCTTTGGGATGAGGGGTTGTATCAGATATTCACGGAGCCGGAGTCGCTACCAGTATCGTTCGAGGACGAGGCGTTGAAAGCACTAATTCTCGCCCACAACGAAGACCCGCTCGCGCAAGACGATCAAACAGCAACGACAGCAGCTAATAACAGCGGAGGGGCGGGCTCTGACTCTCAGACCGACGAGCCGCCAGCTAGTCACATTCGAATGGTTCAATTATTCTTGACCAACGAGACGCTTCCAGAATTCCAATCTAACGCTGAGAAGCTTGGTAGAGCGTATGAGAAATCCAGCGTTACCGATACTGTGATTGAATGCCTCAAGCGGGCGGTCGCAGGGCTATGAAAGTCGTCCATCTAATTGCCGAGCTACCGGAGCGCTACGTAAACTCTCTTGGCGGTTCCTTCCTTGACGATTCCTTTTACGATACTCTAATCCAAGAAGACGCGGACGTGTTCAAGCCGGACGGGAGCCCGCTGGTTAAATTCCGTAAGAAATGTGTATCTCCTGTCTTGTGCGGGCAGGCGTATGAATCCTTGAGAGAGTTGCCAACAAAGTACACGGGTTCTAATCGGGGAATGGCGGGAGGTAAAGAACGCGTACAGGAGATGAGCGCGTTAGAGAACAGGCCAATAGCCTCTAAGAGCGGTACGAGATTTCGGGTCTTGCGTAAGGACGGTAGGGTAAGCAATACGATCTATGCTCCGCCGACCCCGAGCGCGATAGCCGGGTATTTCGAGAGAACGACTCGCTATCCCTATTGCCGCCAGACGGCTTTCACCGGGACTGAGGTCGAGAAGTGGGCTCAGGCGCTAGAGTATATCCGGGCGGTCAACGGAGTGTTTGCGAGCGAACTGCCGGAGCGTTACGGAGTTCAAAAAAAGCGAGCCGATGCCACGCACCCGGATTTCGTTATTCCTCAAACAGCGTTTACTACCCTGACCATCAATCGAAACTGGCAGACTGCGGTTCATCAGGACGCCGGGGACCTGCGCGGGAAGGCTTTGGTGTTATGTCTGTGCTTCAGAAGGGACGCTACGAGGGCGGCTATTTCGTAATCCCTAAATACCGCGTGGCGGTCGATATGCGACACGGGGACGTGTTGCTCGCGGATGTCCACGAGTGGCATGGTAATACGAAGATCGTTGGCTCCCCGGATTACGAACGAATCAGCGTCGTGTTCTACTATCGTCAGAAGATGCTCCAATGCGGTTCCGCTGGCGAGGAACTGGAACGGGCCAAGAGCCGCAAGGCGGGCGACTCGTTGTTCGCCTATTGAAAAGTCACGTCAACGTGATCTCGCAATGAAAGAACAGCTCCCTAACATCGAAGCCTTCTCACTGGCTTTACTGAACACCGAAGACCTTGACCCTGTATATTGTATGCTATGGAGAGCCGGGCTCGAACCCGAGTTATTGAACCGATGGCTACTGGCCTATTTCTGGTTTTATCACGCCGGAGTCGCTTCACAGATTGCGGAGTCTTCGGACTTCTTTCATACGGCTCTGTGGGCGTTCGATAATAAATGGCCTAGAGGGGCGGAGCGCAGACACTTCAGGACTTCTCAGGCGAGAGATTCGATTCTGTGGTTCAAGCATACCTACGGGACGGCAGCTAACGCGATTGAGGCTCTGGGAGACGGGACGTTTACGCAAGTTGCAAGCCGCGTCAGAGCTTGGCCCATGTTCGGCCCGTGGATTACCTTTAAGGTCGCTGATATGTTGGAGCGCGTGCTGGCTCGATCTGTGAGTTTTATTGATTGTCGTCTGGATGGGGTCTACGAAGAGCCGGTGGAGGGGGCGAAGATCGCGGCAAGGGAATGGGGTAGGCCCGGCCTGAGTTTCAGCGACACAGTGCAATTGCTCTTACATGCGATTGGTTCGCGCAAAGCTCCGCCACGGTACGACCGGGCGCTGAACATTCAGGAGATAGAAACGTGCTTCTGCAAGTTTAAGTCGCATAGGCGCGGTCATTATGCGGTGGGTAAGGACACGAAAGAGATATTTCACGGCCTAACGGGTAGGGGTCCATTGGCTACCCGTTTGCAAGGGGCGTTGATGTGCAAGAAATCCTCATAGTAGGAGCCGGGCTGTTCGGGTCTATCGCGGCCAAGCTTTGCGAAGAGGCCGGATTCTCCGTTCGTGTCTTCGATGACCGGAGGGAGTATAGCGGCTCGTCGGCGGCTGGTTGCGTGATAAAAGACGAATGGTTGAGCAGCGTTGGTAGGGAAAGGGCGGACAAGAGTTTGGAGTTGCTGGATCGGCTGTATGGGCTACGAAGCTTAGAGTTCAAGACAGCGAAGTCTCAGACGCGAGGATTTGTCTTGGACCCGAAATTGGTACTATGCGAGGACCGTGCGCAGACAGAACGGATAGAGAAGGCGTCTCCCGGTCGAATCCAGACGGCGGCGGGGAATGTATATGAGGGTATTGTTTTGATAGCCGCTGGCGTGTGGTCGCGGGCTCTGGTTGGACGCAGAATGCCCCCCGTGAGAGCGCTGTGCGGTTCCTCTTTCGAGTTCGACGGGGAGCAGGGGGCGGGTATTGTAACCTACGCGCCTTACAAGCAGTGTACTTGGTTTCCCCGCGATGGCCGAACTTGGTTCGGAGATGGCACGGCGATACTTCATCACAGGTACGTCGATGCCTACAACGACAGGACGTTACAGCGGGCGGCGACTCAGGGGCTACGGAATCCGGTTCGGATGAACTTCGGAATGCGCCCTTACGTTGCTCCGGGCGGGTATCTGCAATCTTTCGGAAAGAACTTGTGGGTTAGCACCGGAGGGGCGAAGAACGGGTGCGTACTAGCGGCTATACAAGCATTGGAGTTCGTGAAAGGTATTACATGAAAACTGAAATCAGAACAGCTCAGTTGGTCGAGCGGGAAGCGGTAGAAGCATTGGCGCGGACGTTCCCGCTCTGGTCGGATAACGTTATTGCGGCGACGTGGCGCAGATGGAAGAACTGGGATGACTTTCCCCCGCTGATAGCCCTGCGGGTCTCCGAGAGCGGCGCGAGCTTAGAGTCTCTAGTCGGATTTCATTTCTTCACCGTTAACAAGCGATATCTCAACTGCTACTACATTGGAGTCGATCCGGCTTATCGCGGTCAGAGACTCGCGCAGAATCTGATCGAGGCGGCGCTTCTCAAAGCGTACCCGTTGAAGACCGAACGGTTCAAATTTAAGTGTCGCAAGGATAACCCGGAAGGGCTAGGGTTTTGGGATTGGATGGGAGCCCGCGCAGTCGCGCAGACCGAAAACGAATGGGTGTTCGACCAGTCTATGCTGGGCGCTGCCTCTATCGACGCTCTGCGAAAGAGATGGGCAACGGACAGGCCGGAATTCGTCCCAACGGATTCGATGAGGCGCTACGAGAAATACGGGACATTATGCGTTTAATCGCAATCGGCGGAGAGCCCGGTAGCGGGAAAAGCACGTTGGTCGGCGGGCTGATAGCGGAGCTTGGCGAATCGAGAAGGATTAGAAGCGGGCTCATTCGGGCCGTGGTCTTTGAGAGTCTAAAGCTGGCAATTCTTGGGGTGTACGACGACAGTCGGTTTCCCGGTACCGACCGGCTGAGTATGGCCGTTCAGCCGGGGACTATCAAATTCCTACAGGCGATGCGGCGCTCTAACCGCGATGACTGGTGCATCTTATTCGAGGGAGATCGGTTGTTCACAGCGTCGTTTCTCGGACAGGCGAGGGAGCTTGGCGCGGACGTGCGCTGCCTGATCTTGACGGTATCGCCCGGCGAGCAGCAGCGGAGGTTCCGCGAGCGACAGAGTAATCAGCCGGAGGGTTTTATCCGGGGCCGCAGGACAAAGATCGCGAATATACAGAAGGTTGTCGAACACGAACTATGGTCAAACGAGAATCCAACGGAACAGAGGCTGAACCAGCTCAAGCTCAAGCAGTTAGTCACGTCAACGTGACTCGTGTTTGCGCTTGTTGTGGAGCTGAGTATGATATCGCGAATTGCGATTGTCGGTTCAAATGCGCGGGCGGTTGTGGTCGGTGCGAATCGCATTGCAAGTGTAAGCCGTAGGGGGCTACATCATGCCTGATTCAGATTTGACAGTCCAAGGCTCCGGCGCATTCAGGGATTGTCGGTGGTGTCTAGGGCGGGGCTGTCTGTACTGTCAGGAAGAGTACGAAAAGGAAGCCGTTCGACGCTCCAAGCCGATTTTTACGGCGAGCATAGACGATCCGAAGGACATGGCCGCTCTTCGTAGGGTAATTGGATCGGAGGCTCTTCAGCGGGCTTTCGGACCGGGCGGCGGCGGGATCGAGGAAGTTGAATATAACGCGGCT